CAAATAAACGAAATGCTCAATGCAAAGCAAGAAAAGAAACGAGAACAAAGCGAAGTCGATGCCGATGCTGCGGTAGCACGACTCACAATCCAAGACCATCTACGTGAAAAAGTATCCGAGTGTTGTGGCGAACTAGAAGGTATGTTTGATGATTTTATCGTAGCTGGTGCCAAAATGTCTGCGGACTTTAGCCCAATCAAACTCATGCGTGGCATGAACATCAGTCCTAACATGACAGGCAACATAACCCGTGTATGGGAATTGCGATTGGCCGAGTTCAACGAAGTGCTTGAAGGTCAAGATGCTGACCTGGTCGAAGGTTACAGTCACCTTACAAAGCTTCAATTAAAAAATTGTGTCAAGTTTTGTGAAACTGTAATCAATGATTGTGCCAGTTATGTCCAGCTGAAAAAAGTCGAACGCAAACCCAGAGCAAAGAAAGCAGTAAGTCCAGAAAAACTCACACGCCGATTCAAGTTCATGCGAGAGTTTGACGAACTCAAACTCAAATCAGAGCCGGTTACTAAACTGGTCAATGCCAGCGAAGCTTGGTTATATGATACTGCCAAACGTAAGCTAATCCATGTCATGGCAGACAGCCACATCGGAACCTTTACAATCAAAGGTAGTGCTGTTGTGGGATTTGATGCACAAACAACTGTGCAAAAAAACATTAAGAAAACCAGCCGAACAAATCAAAGCAGTTATTGGCGGTGGGAAACCTGCGGCCCGTAAGTCTTTTGCTGAAATCAAAGCAACTGAAGTAAAATGGAACGGCCGAGGTAGCGATAACCTAATCATACTCTGGGCTTGGTAAACTGCTAAATACAGGGAACGGAGCTTCCCTATATGTTAGAAAATCAATCCACGCTAGATACACTCAAACAAAATCTTTTTGATTATGTGCGCCTGCAATTGGCTGATCAAATTATTGACATTGAACTGGATGCCGCTCATTTTGAAGCAGCTTATCAAAAGACCATTGGTGTATATCGTCAGCGGGCACAAAATGCCTATGAAGAAAGCTACAGCTTTTTAGAACTAGTGACCAATGTCAATATCTACGACATGCCACAAGAAGTCATAACGGTCCGTCAAATTTATCGTAGAACATTTGGCGACTCAACTGGACCGTTTGCCAGTAACTTTGATCCATTCAGCCAGGCGTCGCTGAATGTTTACCTGATGAACTTTAACGTGGCCGGCGGACTTGCTACCTACGATTTTTACAGTCAGTATGTGGAAATGGCCGGACGCATGTTTGGTGCCTACATGAACTACACATACAATTCAGTAACCAAAAAACTACAACTGATCCGTGACCCCAAAGGCACTGGCGAAAGCGTGTTGATGTGGACTTACAATTTGAAACCTGAATTTAATTTGTTAAGCGATTTCCAAATCGTCCAATGGATCCGTGACTACATGGTGGCCAACTGCAAAATGATCATCGGTGAAGCACGTGAAAAATTTGGTCAAATCGCCGGACCACAGGGCGGCGGAACCTTGAACGGCACTGCAATGAAAAGCGAAGCACAAGCCCAAATGGACAGTTTAATTGATGATCTTAAACGCTATGTAGATGGGTCACAACCACTAAGCTGGGTTATCGGTTAATAACCAGTAGACTTTTTCCAAAATTCGTGCTATACTCATGGCATGAGCTCATTGATGATTGACATAGAAGGTTTAGGAACTGGTCCTGATGCGACCATTTTGACCATTGCGGCTCAGAGTTTTGATCCGTTTGGCCGAGGTTATTATGATCGACAATACTATGCCCGCATCACGCTGGAAAGTCAAGAAAATCGAAATATTCAACAAGACACAATAGATTGGTGGGCCACTCAACCCGAAGCACAGGCTGAAGCCTTCATGGAAGAAGGACGTGTGGATCTTGATGTGGCCTTGGATAGCCTATATAAACTAGCCTGGCAACATAAATTTATCTGGGCCAACGGTCCAACCTACGACATGAACATACTCGAGCACGCCTACAAAAGCTATGGCAAAAGTCTGCCCTGGCAGTTCTACAATGTGCGCGACGCTAGAACTGTGTATAGTTTATGGCCCGAGTTGCCCAAACCGGCCACCAGTCACCATGCTCTTGAAGATTGCCGCAGACAAATAGACATGCTACAGGCTACATTACGACATTTAAACGTAAAGGAACTGAGATGAAAGTGTTGGTTAATGGATGTAGTCATTTGGCCGGCACCGAATTAAATGACAATCCAAAAATTGCAAAGACCCTGAGTTGGCCAAATTTAATAAATGGGTGGACCAATTTGACTAATATTGCAAATCCAGCATCGAGTAATGATTCAATTTGCCGTAGAACAATCTTAGAACTTAACAAAAACAACTATGATTTTGTATGTGTCCAATGGACTCACTTTGATCGCATTGAATTGCAAATACCATTTTACAAAGAGCATAGAGTTAAACACGAGTGGTTTTGTATCAACAGCGGTAATGCTGTTGAAAAAAATGAGCTTAACAACAATCCTGATTTCATATTTGATGTTGCCCATAGCATCTTTTTAAAACAGTTCAACAGCACATGGTTTAACAATTTTAATCTTGCACAAATAGTGATGTTACAAACATATTTAAAAAATCGCAACATACCTTATCAATTTGGATTTATATTGGATGAGGAGCTCAAACAAGCAAAACAAACTGGTCTGGTTGACATGGATCAAGTTGTTGATATTACCTGGATTGATTTTTGCAACAAACATCGTTTTAAACGGGTAGTAGCACACTATGGGCATGATGCGCATACTGCTTATGCTCAACATATTAATTTATTAAGGAACTAGGATGATCATTGGTATATGTGGTTTAATTGGATCAGGTAAAGATACCATTGCTGATTACTTGCAAAACATACATCAATTCCGTCGAGAAAGTTTTGCCCATGCTCTCAAAGATGCAGTGGCACAGGTGTTTGAGTGGGATCGAGAACTGTTAGAAGGCCGCACCAAAGAAAGCAGGGCCTGGCGCGAGCAGGTAGACCCGTGGTGGTCAGAACGTCTCGCTATGCCCGAATTGACCCCAAGGCATGTGCTACAAGTATGGGGAACAGAAGTTGCCCGTAGGAGTTTTCATGATGATATCTGGATTGCAGCCTTGGAAAACAAACTGAGAAAAACCACCGATGACGTGGTGATTTCGGACTGCCGTTTCCCCAATGAAATCAAAAGTATTAAACGTGCCGGCGGCATTGTTATCCGGGTTGTGCGTGGACCAGAGCCCGAATGGTATAGTATAGCCGAAATAGTAAATCGTGGACCAGACCGCAACACTGAGTGGGCTTTGAGTAAAAATCGCTTGGAAAAATACAATGTTCATGCCAGCGAAACTGCCTGGATTGGCACAGAATTTGATGCAGTAATTGACAACAACGCCGACGGGCTAGATAATCTTTACAGTCAGATCAAAGATCTGGTTCTAAATCTCCAGGCGACCATGGGCGATCAAGTCGTTTGATTTCTTCTACACAATTCAAGCATATAGTTCTTAGATTGCGCAAACTGGCATTGTGTTGATTGCCATCCACATGATACACTAACAGTTGACTGGCATATTTTGATCTAAAACCACACTTGTCACAAGCTGGTTTTTTCTTGTAACCTGCAGTCTTCCATCTGGCTTCGGGTGTTTTAATTCCACGATTTTTAGCAATGCAATAACCGCATCTAGTTCTATAGTGCGCAACATCGTCACGATAGTAGTTAATGGCACATGGCCTCTGCTTACAGGCCTGACAAATAGGGCGAATCATCACATATTTACCATAAAAACCTTTGCTAAAGGCCTTAACAATGCCATTCTTTTTGCCTTTTATTATAAATATTAACAACTAGAAAAAAAGGATTTACCATGACACTATTATCACCAGGCGTAGAAGTTACAGTCGTTGACCAAAGTCAATATATTCCGGCTGCGGTTAACTCGGTACCTTATATTTTACTTGCTACGGCACAGAACAAAGTTTCTGGCACAGGCGTAGGTGTTGCTGCTGGAACACTAAAGGCCAATGCTAACAAGGTATATTTGATTACCAGCCAGCGTGATTTGTCAGCAACATATGGTGTTCCATTCTTTTATAAAACCACAGCTGGTACACCAATCAATGGTTACGAGCTGAATGAATATGGTTTGTTGGCTGCTTACAGCGCATTGGGTATCACAAACCGTGCCTACATCCAACGTGTTGATGTTGACTTGGCTGCATTAACAGCCAGTTTAATTCGCCCTGTTGGCACTCCACCAGACGGCACTTATTGGTTAGATACAGCTAACAGCCTATGGGGACTGTTCCAGTGGAACATAACCACATCGGCATTTACCAACCAAATCCCAATGGTTATCACTGATTCAACACAGCTTGAGCCCAGCTCAACTGTTCCGTTGCAAAGTATTGGGTCTATTGGTGATTACGCTGTGGTCGCAGCAACAGCCGCAACTCTACACAATCCTGGATATTTCAAACGTGGTGGTCCTACCACAACCAATTACAGTTCTACTGCTAACTATTCATCAGATACCAATCTAGTTGGTCTTTACAACAACTGGGTATTGGTTGGTAGCGATGACTG